ATATTGCAGAAAGATATTGATAACGGAAGTTTACCATGGACTAGAGAAACGGTTATTCAGTTGTACGATCAAATTGGTGATCAAGTTAATGGAACATTCCAACAGTTTATGTTAGATGCATTCCATTGTCCAAAGACACGCGGTGATGTTATTAAAGCAGGTCGTGAGATTATTGGTAGCAAATCATTGTTTATTACTAAAAAACGATATGCAGTGCTTGTATATGATAAAGAAGGTAAACGTAAAGACACAAATGGCAGCATTGGTGAAATTAAAGTTATGGGACTAGATTTGAAACGTAGTGATACGCCAGAATTCATTCAAGACTTTTTAGCTACTGTATTAAAAATGGTATTATCAGGTGATACTGAAACAAATGTATTAGATTATATTACCAAATTTAGATTAGTATTTAAAGCTAGGCCGGGCTGGGAAAAAGGTTCACCAAAACGTGCAAATAATATTACAACATACTTAGATAAAGAAACTAAGCATGGGAAAGTTAATATGCCAGGTCATGTTAGAGCAAGTTTAAATTGGAATACATTAAAACGTATGTACGGTGACAAATACTCAATGAGTGTTACAGATGGTGCAAAAGTTATTGTATGCAAACTTAAACAAAACCCGTTAGGCTTTACAAGTGTTGCATATCCAGTAGACGAATTACGATTGCCACAATGGTTTAAAGACTTGCCATTCGATCACAACGAAATGGAAGATACTATTATTGATAACAAACTAGATAACTTAATCGGTATCTTAAATTGGAAATTAGTTGATACATCAGATAGAAATACATTTAATAGCTTATTTGATTTTGATTAACGAAACGCTTGACAAAACAACACAACTATAATATAATATACACAACTAGGAGACATTATATGAAAACATTTTTACAAGATTTAGTAGCACATACACATACATTAAGCATTTTACCATTAGTTAAAGTAACTGCGACCTCAAACAATGCTATTATCGAATCCATTGCTGAAGATAGATCAGTAATGCTATTAGCAACTACACATGCTCCTGTTCCTGAATTAGGCGAAAGTATTTTTGGAATGCCTAACTTAAATAAATTAGATCTTCATCTTAAATGTCCAGAATATAAAAAAGATGCAAATATTAAAGTTGTTTACGAAACTAGAGATGATGAACAATTACCAACCGGACTTCACTTTTCTAATGAAACTGGCGATTATGAAAATGATTATCGATTTATGAATCAAGAAATCATTAATGCCAAAGTTAGAAGACCTAAACTTAAAGTAGAAATTACATACGAAATTGAATTTAGTCCATCTATTGTAAGTATACAACGATTAAAACATCAGGCTGCTGCTCATACTGAAGAAACTGTATTTCAATTAGCTACTGTTAATAATGACTTAGTATTTAGATTTGGTGATGCTAGCACACATGCAGGATCATACGTATTTCATCCAGGAATCACTGCTAATTTAAAAAATACATGGTCTTGGCCAATTACACATGTACTAAGCATTTTAAATTTAAACGGTGATATTAAGATGCGAGTATCTGATCAAGGTTCGTTACAAATTATCGTTGATAGCGGAAATGCAGTATACACTTATACATTACCTGCACACACAAAATAATGATAGATATTAGAAAAGCATTAAAATTATTAGACGTTGTGTATGTTAATCAAAATGAAAGTGTTAAGTCATCTCTTGATAAAGTAACAATGTTAGCGCAATTAGATATGCCATCTTATGCTATGCCAGGACCGTTTGAACAGTTTTATGTTGATTATGAAAGTATGAAATGGCACGTATCAAGGTTAGAGTCTAGATTACAAACATTAGAAGGGTATATTCAATATCCTTACTCAAACCACAATCTTAATGTACACATGGTTAATTATGTTACTGCAAGTCCGCAGTTTGTAAGCGCAGCTAATAGAATTACAGATGTAGAAACTAATTTACAAGTTACTAAAACTTTACTTAGTAATTTATTAACCCCAAAACAGGAAGAAGATGAATCGGAACTTAACAGCAACGCAGAATGATTATGCTGTTTTCCTACCAGCAACGTCGGGTTTTTACTCGACGTTTATTGGAAAACAACGTTACGGTAATTATGTTGAACCTTCACGTATTCCTGCATCATTTAAAGCTGGAGTAGAAGGACTTAACTATTTAGAACCTGAAAAAGGAGAGTTCTACTACAAATGGTGCTTATATTCAGCAGGACACGCAAACTTAGATTTAGATAAGTTTGACGAAAGCGAAGACATGTTTCGTAACAGAGACAGAACTACAAGTTGGGTACTAGGTGACTCAGGTGGTTTCCAAATTGGTAAAGGTGTGTGGCCGGCTGATTGGAAAGATCCTGCTTGTCCTAAAGCACAAAAGAAACGTGAACAAGTATTACGATGGATGGACGAGTTAATGGATTACGGTATGTGTCTTGATATTCCTGCGTGGGTTGCACGTAGCCCTGCAGGGCAAGCAGCAACAGGTATTAATGATTACATGGATGCAGTACAAGGTACTTATATTAATAATGATTATTTTGTTAATAATCGCTCTGGTAAATGCAAATTCTTAAACGTATTGCAAGGCGAAACACACACTGATGCAGAAGATTGGTACCAACGTATGAAGAAATATTGCGATCCTACTATCTACGGTGACAAGGCGTTTAATGGTTGGGCAATGGGTGGACAAAACATGTGTGATGCTGACCTAGTTCTTAGACGATTAGTTACATTGCGATTTGACGGATTACTAGAACAAGGGCATCAAGATTGGATGCATTTTTTAGGAACAAGTAAATTAGAATGGGCATGTTTATTAACAGACATTCAACGGGCAGTACGTAAATATCATAATCCAAACTTTACTATTAGTTACGATTGTGCTAGTCCATTTTTAGCTACTGCAAATGGTCAAGTCTATATTACTACCGAAGTTGAAGATAGATCTAAATGGGTGTATCGAATGGTGCCAAGTGCTGATGATAAAAAATATTCAACTGATACTCGACTATTTAAAGATGCAGTTATTCAAGATAAGATCTTTAAAGTGTTTAATCCAAGTCCGTTAATCGATCAAGTACCAATTAAAGATATATGTATATACAGTCAAGGTGTTCCTAATTGGACAGAAGTTGATAATGATAACATTGATCATGCATTATTATTTTCAGATCCATTATACTTAAATGATCCTAAATATTGGATTACAATGGGTGATGCTAATAAAGTTAATAAAGTAGGTAGAACTAGTTGGGATAGTTTTAGTTATGCTATATTAATGGGGCACAACGTATGGAGTCACTTGGATGCTGTACAACAGGCAAATCGAGCATACGATAACGGTATTTTGCCTAATATGTTAGTGGATGAAAAATTTAAACACGTATATGTTAGAGATGTTATTGATTCAATCTTTGCAGTTGATAATTTAGTTGACGCATTGGCAATTATTAAAACATATAACAAACTGTGGATAGCAATACCTGGTACACGCGGGAATACTGGTAAAAAAACAATCAATCCTGATACAAAGGTTAATGAATTATGGTCATTTGATGACGATGACGATGATTTCGTTGATGAAGAACTTAACTTATCTAACTTAGAAGATAGCATTAAAGATGAATAGAACATACAACAACACAACTACTAACACTGCTAAATTTTTTGTTGGAGATGAAGTAGAGCATACTCCAGCATATGGTTTAAAAACATTATTTATTGTTGGTATTCAAACTACAGAAGCAATCCATTACCGGTTAGATACTACAGAGGATATTACACATATCTTCTTTGGTGCAAACCATAGTTTTAATCCAGATACACCAGGTGCATGGCTCAACTGGAATAACACTATTGCGCACTTTTTAAAAACAGGAAAATTGTGTTCATTAGATATTCCATTTACAGCAGTAACCGATTTTAACACAAATACTAATTTATGCAAGTATAATAATTTTATACCACAAATTAGAATTCCGGTTGCAAATATTAAGGATTGGAGTTATAATACAATGGTTAAGATTGACGACACTACATTTAACGCAACTAACCCCGGCGTGTGGACACATAGCTTGCACGATCTACAAGATCACAAGAAGTTCACTAACTGGTTTAACTATAATAACGACAAGGTACTTAAATGATTAATAAACAAATGATCTGGGTCACTTTTAAGAAAGAAGGAATCCATTGTTATCCTGCAGCACTAACTGATCCTAACTTAGCAGATGTATCGTTTTTAGGACACCCGCATAGACACATATTTCATTTTAAAGTATGGCTTGAAGTTACACATGATGACAGAGATGTAGAGTTTATACAATTTAAAAGATGGTTAGAATCATTGTACATTACTTCAACATTATCATTAGATAATAAAAGTTGTGAAATGATAAGCAATGATTTATACTGGAACATAAAAGATGAATACCCACATAAAGAAGTGTGGATTGAAGTTTCTGAAGATGGTGAAAATGGATCATATACCGAATACAACTAAAACTAATCACATGTAAAACTCATGTATAAATAAACCTAGTATTAAACCAGATGTACAATTTACAGTATACACTAACAGAGGTTGTTAGTATATACTACCATAACTTTATTATAAAACGGAAGAAAATAAAATGGCTAAAAATTACAAAACATTCTCATACTTTGAAAGTCGTCCAGATGTTGTTAAAATCTTTGAAGATCTTGAAGCATTTCGTGACTTTTGTAGAATTGAATTACGTAAATTTGATCCAGCAGATTTGTATCGCAAAGATACTAAATCGTATGGTGCGTATATGGCAAGTAAGCGTCCTAGAAAACCATACCAGGGCAATAAACCATGGCCCAATAATGTTAGACCAAAAACTAACAATTATAAAAAATCATAACATTTAATATTAACCACGAAAGCTCCTTTTGGAGCTTTCATAACAGGAGTTTATTTTGAAAATAAAACCTACTATTTGGATTTTTGCACTTGAACCACTTGACACTCGCTATACTAGTCAATGGTTTGAATATATACCTAAACAACTTAAAAAACAACTTGGCGATAACTTTAACATTATTCAAATTACTGGTGATCAACAATCATCAGATGTAACACCCGGTGCATTCTTAAACTTTATAGACACTAACGTATGGAAGGGATCGCAACTTGTTGGATTTTTAAAAAATTATGATAAATCAACAACTAATGATCATTTCTTATTTACAGATGCTTGGAATCCAGCAATTATAAATTTAAAATATATTAAAGATTTGATGAGATTAAATTGGACATTTCACGGACTGTGGCATGCTGGCAGTTATGACAAACATGATTTTTTAGGTGGGATTGATCACGGTTGGGTTAAACTTGCTGAAAAAAGTTATTATGCATCATTTGATCATAATTATTTTGCAACAGAATTTCATGTGAGAATGTTTATGGAGCAACTATTAAACAACGGCATGATTAGTGAAAATCCGTGGTTTGACGAAGATTGGAATGAAAGGTACGACGATGGTAAAATTGTTCGCACTGGATGGCCAATGGAATATTTAGCCGACGAACTTACACCATATTTAAATGCAGAGAAACGTGATTTAATCGTGTTTCCGCACAGAATTGCATCAGAAAAACAAGTTGATATTTTTAAAGCATTAAAAGATCAATTACCACAATATGACTTTGTTATATGCCAAGAAGAAACACTTACTAAAGACGAATATCATAAATTGTTAAGTGAAGCAAAGATTGTGTTTAGTGCTAATTTACAAGAAACACTAGGCATTAGTTGTTATGAAGGTGCATTACTTGGAGCTATACCAATGGTGCCTAACAGACTTAGCTATAAAGAAATGTATATGTATCATTTTAAATATCCATCACAGTGGACTGAATGTTTTGCAGATTACGAGGCACACAGTTTTGATTTATGTAATCAAATTATTAATTATATAGAAAAATACGACGAATATGCGTTGCATATTAAAAAACAAGCAGATTACTTAACAAAAGAATTTTTTAATGCAAGGGTATTATATGACAACTTTAAATGATACTATTACTACATCAACCGGATCTGATACTATTACATTTACTATGGATGGGGATCCAACACGTTACAGTATACCTGCGTTTGATGCCAGTACATTATCAGCATATACAGCGTCAAATGTTATGTGTGGAACAGCAGCGAGTGATACAATTACTATCACTGGAAGTAATGGCATGTATGGCCATAATACTATAACCGGATTTAATTCTACTAATTTAACAAGTAACTATTACGCATATAACGGAATAGGAGGAAATACTTGGTCTACTTCTAGTTGGGCTGCATATGGTAAACCATTTGAAGATAACTTTCCTGAATGGAATGCATTCAGAAAACTATGCAATGATTACCCTGGCCTAGACAAAGCATATGAGAATTTAAAATCAATTTACACAATCTGTTACGAAGACAGCATACTTCCAAAGGACGACGAATGAAAGTAGTAAAATACAGTTGGAAACAATTAGAAGGTGCAGCATTGGAAATTGCACGTCAAATACAAAAAGACGAGTGGAAACCAGATTATATTGTAGGCATTACACGCGGGGGACTTATCCCCGCGAACTTACTAAGCCAATACCTAGGTGTTAAAATGTTAACATTACACGTTAGCTTACGTGATCATCCGGATGATAATGAACACAATGCATGGATGGCGTGTGATGCATTTGGAGTCACTGATGATGAATTAGCAAGTGTTGGTCTAGCTAAAAACATTCTAATTGTTGATGATATTAATGACTCAGGTGCAACACTTGATTGGATTAAAGAAGATTGGAAATCATTGTGTTTACCAAATGATATACGATGGGATCATGATGTGTGGCACAGGAATGTAAGATTTGCTGTAATATTTGATAATGCTGCAAGTAACGCGCATGTTGATTATTGCGCAGAAGAATTTAACAAACGAGAAGATCCTATATGGATTGACTTTCCTTGGGAAAACTACTGGAAAAAGTAATGGAACTATCCGAAATAACACAGAAATACGGTATACGAAGCATAGACATTGAACAATATTATTCTGCAGATAACACTTATTCGATAGATTGGTCAAAGGCATCAATTCCAAGCGAACGAGCAAACGTTACGAGGTCTTTAACTGTTAAATTAAACGAGAAAGATTTTATAAAGTTGATCGACAAAGCTGAAAAATGTGAAGAATGGAATAAAAAACATTATGAAGATATGTATGTTAGAGATTCTAATCCAACTGTTAACGCAGCATATGAAAAATATAAAATGTTTTTAGAAATAGCAAGATCGGAGGGAAACAATGACAGATTTAACTAAAGAAGAACTACAAGAAAAAATTAAAAATGTAAAAAATGATATTGACAAACATGCCGGTACCGGTGATCCTCGTATGTTGTCCGGACTTCAAGATTACGTAGAATACTTACAAGATGAATTAGCAATGTTTAAAACAATTGACAAAACCTAAATACTACTGTATAATGTACACTTACAAACAAGGAATTAAAAATGAGCTTTAATAAATTAAAAACAGATCCAGCATTAGGTTTAGCAATACACAATCATTTAGTAAGTTTAGGTGTTGAAACACCAGTGACTGAAAAAATATTAACAACATCAGAAAAAATTAATATCATTCAGGATAAGTTTTATGATATTATGGTAACATTAGGGTTAGACTTATTAGATGACAGTTTAGCAGACACTCCTAAACGAGTTGCAAAAATGTTCGTTAACGAAATATTTTGGGGCCTTGATTATGACGCATTTCCAAAGTGTACTACTATACAAAATAAAATGGGGTACAATGAAATGTTAATTGAACGCAACATTAACGTGCAAAGTAATTGCGAACATCATTTTGTAGTAATTGATGGATTTGCAACAGTTGGTTATATTCCAAACGACGTTGTACTTGGTCTAAGCAAAATTAACCGCGTAGTTGAATACTTTTCAAAACGTCCACAAGTACAAGAAAGATTAACAGAACAAGTATTCCACGCATTAGAATACATCTTAGATACTGATAATATTGCAGTAGTTATCGATGCAAAACATTATTGTGTTGCCGCAAGAGGTGTAGAAGACACAGGTAGCACTACTATTACTAGTAAGTTAGGTGGTGCATTTAAAAACGATCCAACTACTCGTGCAGAATTTATGAGTATTGTAAACAAATAAGGAGATTTATGAAATTAACACCACAAATTCCAGCAGTAGGCATTATGCAAACAAATGACTGGGGTGATAGTAAAATGTATGCAATTAAATGCAAATGCGGTAACGAAGATGATGATATCGAGTTTATGGTAGAAGCTGATGAATTTAATGTTACAGTAACTACCTTTACTACACAAAAAACTGCATATTGGGATAGACCATTCGATGTTGCAGAAACTTATAAAATCAAAAATGTATTTTTAAGTACGGTTGCATATACTACATTAAGTTTTCTTAATGGATTTCATCATCGTTGTAAAATTACATGGAATTTGTGGTTTGATGGTTATCTTAAATATCAACAATCGACTATAATGTCTGAACAACAAACATTAAATTATGCAGACGCATTAACGTCTGCAGTTAAAGATTGCTACGAGTTTCGTAAACAATTAACACAGGATAACAAATGACACTTAAAGTATCAGAAATATTTTACTCATTACAAGGTGAGGGTAGATTTATGGGAGTGCCAAGTGTGTTCCTTAGAACGTTTGGGTGCAATTTTTCTTGTAGAGGGTTTGGTATGCCTAAAGGTGAACTAAGTGTACAAGCAGATGCAATTGCTAATAATGGTATACAATATCATTCATATGATGAACTACCATTAGTAACTACCGGGTGTGACAGTTATGCAAGCTGGCATCCAAAATTTAAACAGTTAAGTCCTATAATGACTATCGATGAAATTGCAGATAAAATGATTAATCTGCTACCTAATAAAAGATGGGGTAATGTACACTTAGTAATTACAGGAGGTGAACCATTGTTACCTGGATGGCAAAAGATATATCCAGAATTGTTAAATCATCCAAAGTTAGAAGACTTAAAAAACATTACGTTTGAAACTAACGGCACACAAGTATTATCAGAAGAATTAGAAGATTACATATTTGGAAAAAGACGATATCAAGTAACATTTTCAATTAGTCCTAAGCTAAGTGTAAGCGGAGAACTAAAAGATAAGGCAATTTGTCCTGAAATTGTAACTGAGTACCAACTATCAAGTTATGGTTCATTTTTAAAATTTGTAGTTGCAACTAAAGAAGATGTTATTGAAGCTCTAGAAGCATTAGAATGGTATAGAGCAGCTGGTTTTAGAGGTGATGTTTATTTAATGCCAGTTGGCGGTGTTGAAGATGTTTATCATTTAAACAACAAAGCAGTAGCAGAACTTGCATTAAAATATGGATTGCGATATAGTGATAGGCTACATCTTCCACTATTTGGCAACGGTTGGGGAACATAATGTTTGAAAAAATTATAAAAAAATTATTCGGTGATCGTAATGATGAGTTGGCATTGCAACAGCAATTAAAAGAAGCACAATTATCTAAACAACAAGCTATTAAAAAACGTAAAGTAAGACAACCTAAAGTTAAAGAAGAAGTTGTTCAAACGCCTCTTACTCCAAAAGAAATTGCTACATTAAAGAAAGAACCGTGGGTCGATGTGATCGGATTTAAGGTTAATAAACAAAATGTTAGAAATGGTTTTTTTGAACTTGACTGGAATGAGTTTTGGGTTGAAAAATTAAAACAAGATGGATACGGTTACGAAGGTGATCCCGAAGATGAAATTGTAGGTCGTTGGTATAGAGATATCTGTTACAATGCTGCTGCAGCCGAAGGAATTGACGTATCTGATCAAGATTTTGGATTTCTTAAAATTAATAAAACACAATAGGTAACAACATGAGAACACTTGGACCAGGCCCAACTAAACAACTACCCGGCAATTATGATGTATTATATAACAATCCTACTATTAAATTAGAATATGTTAGGCCTACTGTTAACGGGTGGGAAGCAAAGTTTATAGTCAAACCGGAATATACTTTTAACTTTCAACAATAGAGGACACAATGGCATTTATTTTAGTCGATTTATCAAACTTGTTTTATCGCGCACGACATTCAGTTCAAGGCACATCCGATTTAAAACTCGGAATGGCGTTACACATTACATTTAATAGTGTTAAAAAAGCATGGAATGATTTTAACGGTGAACACGTAATCTTTTGTTTAGAAGGTCGGAGTTGGCGTAAAGATTTTTACGAACCATATAAACGCAACCGAGCAGTAACTCGTGCTGCTATGACTGTTAAAGAACAAGAAGATGACAAACTATTCTGGGAAGCCTATGGAGATTTTGCAACCTTTATTACTGAAAAAACTAACTGTACTGTATTACAACATTCACGATTAGAAGCAGATGATTTAATTGCAGGATTTATTCAAGCACATCCAGATGCTACACATGTTATTGTTAGTACAGACACTGACTTTCAACAATTGATTAGCCCTACGGTTAGTCAATATAACGGTGTAGCAGACCATCATATTACGCATGAAGGATATTTTGATGCAAAAGGTAAACCCGTTAAAGATAAAAAAACAGGCGAAAATAAAATGCCATTTGATCCAGAATGGATGTTATTCGAAAAATGCATAAGAGGTGATACTAGTGATAACGTGTTTTCAGCATATCCCGGTGCTAGAACTAAAGGTACTAAAAAGAAGATCGGATTAACTGAAGCATTTGAAGATCGTGCGACGCAAGGATATGCGTGGAATAATTTCTTATTACAACGATGGACTGATCATAATGGTGTAGAACATCGTGTGATAGATGACTATAATCGTAATCGAGTGTTGATCGACCTAACACAGCAACCGGAAGATGTACGCGCAATCATTAACGAAACAATTAGCGTTAATTCTAAACCAAAATGTATTACACAAGTCGGTTCACGTATGATTAAGTTTTGTCAATCATACGATATGCGAAGAATGATTGATAATATTCAACCATTTGCAGAACCGTTTCAAGCAAACTACCCAACAACATAACTATGAAAAAAATTACAATTACAAAAGAAGAACTCACTGAAATATTAGCAGTATTAGAAAAATTTCCAGAAGTAGACAAGATTGATGTGTGTTACGACGGATCAAGCGGAATTGGCTATGTACTAGGAATATCATTTCCGTATGTAGTAAATGGTATTGCTACTACTCAAACTGTTGAAATTACAGGTGTTGATCAATGGTAGACTTTGAGATTTATGCTAAACCGATCGTAGATGGTAAATTTTGGATTGTTGAACAAGACGGTTTGAAAATTGCAACCCTGCATAAAAAAGAAAACGACCAATATATATTAAGTAGTACTACTGGTGAATTATGTTTTAATAAAAAAGAAGAACTTACATCTGAATTTGGTTCTAATTTTTTTACGTCTAATCATCATATAAAAGTTTCAGCCGTTACGTTAAACGAGTGTTACGGATATCCTACTAGCTGTACACCGTACAATGCAATTTACGATGTTCGTCGTAAATTGCCGTTATTTACTAAAAGCGATCAAAGTAAAAGTTTGTATTGCGCAGGATATTACATTATTAAATTTGAAAAGGGCTGGGTTAAAAGTTTTTGTCCTAAAGCGATTACAATTGAACGTAACTCACATAAAGGTCCGTTTAAATCAGAACTAGAAATGAAAATGGTGTTAGCAAATGCAAAATTCAATTAATTTAAGTCCAATTACCCAATTTGCACAGCTATTACGTGCAACCGAATTGAGTCAACAAAAAGAAGTTAAAATGCCAATTCAGCAAGCTAGACTACTTAATTTAGCACTAACTGAAATTTTAGATCAGCTTAATCAAGACTATTCTGCATTAGTTGAATCTTTATCTACTAATTCAACTAATGAGACTGTTACTATTCAACTAGATGGTGGAAATTTTAGCGAGACTAATTAACGATAAATACACGTAGTTAATAGGAGGACCGTATGGCAAGACCAAAACCGCGTGTATTAGTAGAACATTATGATCCAAATACCGGACAATTAGATCAAATTTTAGAAGCCGACGCAATTTGGGCAGTTGTTTATAAAGATGAACCATTTAATTTAAAAAGCACCACCTTACCAGTTGGATCTAAATATAAAAAATCTTCATTTTCGAATCCAGGACATGCACACAACTTAGCTACTAAGCTAAATAGTGAATTTAATTGCAGTGACTTCACTGTTGTAAAGCTAACTAAAGGAGTTACTGTGCGATGATTCCTAGAGATACATTAACAAAAATATTTTTAGATCAATGGGGTAAAAGTTCGGATGACACTAACGTATTATTATTTTCACGTAAATGGTGGCAATCATCTCGTGTTGGTAAACAAACTGCATATCGGTTAAGTGAGTGTGGCTTTGAGTTTTTAACGTCTACGTTAGAATTAAAATCATATGAAGTCCCGTTTACTGATACTATTGAAATAAGCCCGCAAACAATTATATTTTTAGAACGATATCTTGATTGCCCGTATTATCTTACATATAAAAGCATAACCGTATTTGACGAACGAAAATGCGTTGAACTATATTTCTTCTCAGACGATATTCGCAGATACGGACTTGTTAAAGCAATGAAAGCACGGCAAGATAACTTATAAAAAATACTTGACACTTACAAAAAAAGCTGTATAATATGCTACATAGTTTGTTAGCAACACAACATTAGCTACACAAGTTATTAACTTTTCTTTTTTATATAACCTATGAGGTATTAATTTATGAGCAACATCGTATCACGTACAGTTGGACCAAAATCAGCTAAAAAATCTTTACGCAAAGCATTCAGCAGCAAACGTCCAATCTTTTTATGGGGACCTCCAGGCATTGGTAAATCAGATATTATTAAACAGCTAGGTAGTGAATTAGATGC